GTTTTCCGTTTTGAACATGTACCTCATATTTCTTACCGTGGTTTTACCGGTGAGAAGATTATGATGAATAAGGCTTCTAAACTTGAAAAGAGCCCTATATTTCATAGGATGGATGATTTTTTCCATACTGCCTTCGAATTTGATCCGACGCAGAGATTTGGACCTCCTATGATGAAACCCACGGTTGTTGATGGACAGTATATCTCTCCTATCAACCTTGGCCTTCGAAAGATGGACCACTGTGCTCCTCCATTGGATGATGTTGTTCTTAGTCATGTTATTGACCATTTTACTGAACATATTATCCGGGAGTTGACTGCACGTGGTGTTGAAAATTTGAGCCCTTTGAGTATTCTTGAAGCCATTAATGGTGTAAAGAACGATGATTATATCTCAAGAATTAATGCTTCTACCTCAGCTGCCTACGGGTTTCCTGGGGGAAAAGCTGCCTATATGCCCTTTATTCCTGAAGAGGAAGCGAGAGAGGGTGTTGATGTTGGAGTTACTAGAGAACCTAATCGCAAGTTGAAAAGATCCATACTTCGTTTGTTGAAGAAGTATGCTGACGGAGAGTCTGCTGCTCCGTTCTTTTCAGTTCAATTGAAAGATGAACCCCGTGAGATAAGTAAGTGCAAAGCTGGTAAAACCAGGTTGTTTTACATGAGTCCTCTTGATGGTCTCATTGTTAACAGAATGTTTTTAGGACCCCTGTATTCTTTGATGGTACAGCATTCTGATGTTTTCTGCACAGCTGTTGGAACTAATATGCACACTGGGTCTGATGCCCTTGCCAAGAAGTTATTGGCTTTTTCATCCTGTTTTTTAGAGGGTGATTATGGCGGTTTTGATGTTTCCAATTCGATTTATATTGCCCGAGCTGTTAATACTATTATTTATAGAGTTTTGATGCATTTTGGGTATAGTGAGTTGGCTTTGGAAGTTTTGACCGGTATCATGTCTGATAATGCCTATCCTCACGTTCACATGTATGGTGATATTTTCGTGAAGGCTGGTATGCAAGTTTCTG